AAAGTAGCATTAAGAGTTGTATCACCATCTACATCTAAAGTACTATTAAGAGTAGTTGCTCCATCTACATCTAAAGTACTATTAAGAGTAGTTGCTCCATCTACATCTAAAGTAGCATTAAGAGTTGTATCACCATCTACATCTAAAGTACTATTAAGAGTAGTTGCTCCATCTACATCTAAAGTAGAATCAAACTCAACTTCTAATGTAGCATGAAGATTCCCAGTTATATCTAATTTAAATGATGGATTTTTTAATCCAATACCAACTAATCCACCAGGAGTTACAACAAGATCTTCCCCAGATGTTCCAACTTGAAATCTATTATCTAGTGCAATACCTGTACCAATACCAACATAAGTAAGACGATAAATTGGCGCCGTGCTTCCTACACCAGAATGCCCCCAAAGATCTTGAGTTTGTATATCTGCAATCCAGTTAGGATTATCTGGATTTACAACTGGAATTAATGTGTCAGTTCCGACACCAAGACTGTTTATTTGCTTAAAATTGATTGCCGCAAATGCCTGTGCTAGGTCATTTGTCGGAATAAATACGCCCTGATCCTGGACATAAAATCTGGTCATATCTCTTCTTTTATATTAAAAATATTTATGGATATAATGGAACACCTTCATCAAGAACGAATACACCATCTGTTGCAATTCCAGGTACTCCAGGTATTGGATCGGCAATTAATGGTATCCAACGAATTCCTATTTGATCTCTGACCAAATAATAACCATTTTTTCCCGGATTATTTACAGAATCATAAATCGTAACATCAATTTTAACACTTCCGGCAACATCTAATCTCTGCTGGGGTATCGTACTACCAATTCCAACATTCCTAGTCTCTCCATCTGCTCTTAAAGTTGTTCCACCACAACCAACATCTAGTCTAGTTCTTGCTGTAATAATACCTGCATTTACAGTCTCATTAACATAGGCACTTTTTGCAAAATATGTTTCTCCATCAAAAATGGATTGACCTAGAATATTTAAATTTCTTGCCGTAAGAGTAATATTTTTTAAGAACGAAAAATTAGCCTTTAATTCTCCATGTATTCTTACATCTTTATAAAAAATAACATCATCATTAAAATGCGATTCTAAACCGTAAAACTTACTATCTTCTGATGGTTCTTTATATGGTACTGCACCATATTTTTCAGATTCAGTACCTAAGTCAGATTCAAGACTATTAAGGGTCGGTTTTTCTTTTTTACAGATATCTTTTTCTTCCATATTAGAAAACTGAATCAATAACAGTATCAGTAACCTTGGAAACTATTCCAGAAACAGCTTTATCTAAAAAGTCAACTCCAACAAAACTTCCAGAAAAAACTAATTTTGTAAAATCTTTACCTATTAAAGATATTAAGTTACCTGCTATACCCTTTACATCAACTCTTTGACTATCTAACATTAATCTTCCATCACCACCTTTTATGCTAATATTTCTTCCTGCTTTTAAATGAATATCCTCTTCAGCTTCTAACATAATATTAGTTGCATAAATTCTGACAAGTCCATTTGCAGAAATAGAAACATTACCATTATTTCCAATAATTACAACATCTTCTCTACCTTCTTCATTTTTTGTTCCACCAGAAATTTGTATGGTATGATCATTATAAATTCCAAATAAACCAGTACTACTTAAACTAATTGATGATTGATTATCTCCATTATCTGTTACACCATAAATCTTATAGACATCAGTTCCAGTCAATCCCATTTGGGGATTTGCAGTGTCAATTCTAAAATTAGGATTAAAACTTGTAAGTTGTCTTTTAAATATATTTTTCTTTCTTTCTGACATTTTATACTGGGCAATCTATTGAGGTTTGAAGTTCGGATGTTTGTCCAACAAAGGTTGAAGTTTTTGATGCACCAAATAGTGGACGAAGAATTGCACCACTTCCAGTATTTGATATGACAGTAAGAATTGGAAGAGAATCTATAACATTATTTAGAGGTGTAACCTGATAAATACGACCATCAACAATTTGTGAATTATAGATATTTCCAAGATTATCAATAACTGTTGCATCCTGATAACCACTACCAGAATTTTCAACAACTACATTTAATACCGAATATTCATCAGTATTTCCTACAGAATAATTTTCACCCTCAGAAATGACATAAATTGAGGTTAATTCACCGTTTTCATTAATAATTGATCTGGCAACTGCCCCATATCCCTGGTCATTATCATCAACTATTTCTACAAATGGTGCAAATGAATATCCAGAACCGGGATTTGTTAATTGAACTCCAATAATACTTGCAGTTACATTTCCTTCTGAATTTGTAACAAGATTTCCAAAAATTGGTATTGCAGATGCGCCAAAACCAGGACCTCCTCCAAAAATATTAATTTTTGGAGGATTTGCAAATTTTAATGAATCAGTAAAACACTTTTTCACCGATTTAATATCTACACCAGACTTAATTATATTTGCAGTGTCCTTAACAGATTCATAAGTATTTGCCATGGATTTTGTTAAGGATGAGACCGAACCAGATCCTCCACTACCAACAGTCCATTCATTCACAAGACCTTTAAAATTATCAAACTTTTGATTGCATCCAAATCCAACACCAAATTCAGAAAGTAATCCAATACCTTCCCTTAAAATATTTCCCACATTAAAATCTGAGAAGAAATTGAGCAATTTTGATACGGCATCGAGAGGACCATCGAATAAGTTTTCAAGAACACCAATCACAGAATTTAAAAGAGAACCAACAAATTGATCGGCGGCACAACTTACAAAACGATCAATATTATCAACTGTGGATTCTAATATATCAATAACAAAATCTTTAATTTTGTTAATTACTGCTCCAGCAATGCATGAAAAAGATTCTTCAAGTTTTTTTACTGGTATAACCATTGCTTTTTGTGCAGCCACTCCGGCGGCATGGGCAATAACTGGATTTCCTGTAGCGGCAAGAACTTTTGCAAAAACTAACTTATATAAAAGATCCAATCCTTTTTTTAATAATTTTATCAATTGTTTAGATAAAAAATCAAAAATACCTCCAACTAAGTCATTAAACAAAACTACAATTTTATCTGCTGTAGATCTAATTAATTGCCTTACTTTACCAACCTCACCTTGTATCCTTTGAACTTTTCGTAAAAGGTTTTTAACAATTGATGTAATCTTATCAATCTGCGTATTCTTGACAGTATTTGCAAGAATAACTTTATTACCTATCGCAGAATTTTCTGAGACATTAGAATTTTGTTTTGCCTGTTCTACTGTCAGAGATTGGGGTGTGCGATTAGAATTTTCTTTAAGTTCATTTGATTGAGAAGCTCTTCCATCATTTGGATTTAAAAGTGAATTTTTTGGAATAAGACTAGAATAACCAGTAAATCCACCAAATGGAGCTTGATATTGTGTTACAGGAACCGTATCGGTTCTACCAAATGCTGCAAGAATTACTGGAATTTGAGCACTATCACCATCTAAAAAGAATCCAAGAACAATATCTCCTGGTTGAAGTTGAACTCCAGTGGAAACATTTGCCGCACCACTACCTGCAGTCGTTGGTATTAAACATTGTGCCCAGGGTAATTCTTCATTAGGTAATTCTTCTTCACTATATGGATGGTAACCAAGAATTCTTACTCTAAATCTGTTTCCCCATCCACCACCTTCAATTTGTTTTCCCATAGATTCCAAAGGTGGAATTTGTCCAATCCACCAAAGGAATCCATCTCTACCAATAAAATGATTCTTAAGTAATGATTGGTCTACCATTTATGCTCTTCTTGGTTCCGTATTAATACCAAATGAATCTCTGATTAGTTTCATTGATGTATAAGAACTGTCAATACTAAAATGATGACAAAGTTCCTTAATCATATATAGACCACTAGTTTCCTGATCAAATTCCTTTGCATCAGATTGAGTAATCTTAGGAAATAAACACTCAATAAGATCACCAGCTCTTAAATTAGTATTTGAAGGGACAACGATATTTAAACACTGAGTAAACATAGTATTATATCTCATTATTGTTTGAGATTGATAATCAAACGGATTAGAATTTTGTTTTTTATAATTAGATGAATTATTTGGTTCTAATGTGCCAACATCAAGAACTGCGGTGATAATTCTTGATGGAATGTCACCTAAAGTTTTATCAGATCTTTCTGTTAATGGTGGTAATTTTGGCAATTTACCATCACCAAGTGATTTTATTTTATTTCCATCACCATAATCTTTTTGTTTAAATACACCCTCTTGAGGACTTGTAAAAGAAAAATTTGCAGGATTAAAAAACATTCTTTGAGATGAATATGTACCAAGTCTAAGATTTTCAAGTAAGTTTTGATTTTTATCAGTATAATAATTTAATATTTTTAAATCATTATCTATTTTCTTTCCATCTTCCCCATAAGATTCTTGTGCCTCTGTATAAACATAAGTTGCTTTTGATTTCTGCAAAGTTAATTCATCAAGAGATCTAAATTGAAATCCATCCTGAGTTTGATAAAATAAAAATCCAGCAGTTGCTTGCTGAGAACTTACTGGAACTGCCTTTGATGCTAACCAAACTAAAACAGTAAATGGTTTTCTAAGATTTCCAATAAATCCATATGTATTTGATGACTTATCAATTTTTCCTATTCTGGAAGTTTTTAAATAATCTTTTAAAATCTTTTCTACAGAGTCACTAATTGAAAGTGTTGTGGGAAATTTGTTTACTACTCTTGTAGTTTCATTAGTAATAGCTTCCCTTGAAACTAAATGGAGAGTGAATGATTCTCTATTAGTTTCTGAAATGACATCTGTAATACTGGAAACATAAAAATAATCATCAGATCTTTTTGAAAAATTAAGACCAGGATTTCTATCAGAATTTCCTGCAATTTTTAAAGATAATCTTTCTCCACCTCTGAGTGGTAAACCATTATAAATTGATTGGAGATTTCCATCTTTGGAAGCAATAACATTTCCATTATTAACGACTTTTACCTTTGCCGTTATTGTTGGTGAAAAAACATCTTCAAAATATTCAAATGCAATTACGCCAGTTATAAGATCAATAGTTTTTGATCTATCAGTAGATTCTAATATTAATTCTTCATATATGGACTTTTTAATGGACATTATAGATAAGCCAAATCTAAGAGAAGTTTATTTTTAACAAAATTATTTAACATCCTAAACTCACTAATTGTTGGAGTGTATGTTTGTTGTTGTGAAGGTGGAGGAGAATATGATGTTTGAATTTGTTGTGGCGTCGTATCATCAATAATTACAATTTCTGAACCTTTTCTTTCAGGCGTAATTGCCACAGAAGGTTGTTGTCTTGGTTGTGAAGATATTTGTGCCGTTGATCTTGAAGAATCTGGTTGAGTATTAAATGGAGCATATCTACTATACTTATTCAAGGCATCAAATCTTCCAGTTATAACTCCACCATTCCATCCAGTTCCCGCTTCCCAATGAAGATGAGGACCGGTAGTTCTTCCAGTCATGCCGACTTTACCTATTACTTCACCTTTTCTTACTGTTCCTCCACGCTTATAACCGGACTGCATGTGTCCATATAAATGATAGATCCCAAGATTATCTTTCATAACTAAAAAGTTTCCCCAACCAGATTCATAATCAGAGTCAACAATTGTTCCGTCAGAAATTGCCCTTAATGGAGTTCCATCCGGAACTGCCAAATCTACTCCTCCATGGTTTCTACCAGCACCAATTCTATCACCAATTATTGGTTTTATTGGTGTTACTGGTACTTGTTTTATTTGTGCAGAAGGTTTTGTCGCAGATGAACCATAAGAAATTGGAGTATTTTTTGCTTTATTAATAATTGCAGTTTCAGCGGCACTGTATCTAGATCCTCCAGAAGTCCAAGCACCTATGCCTTGAGATTTTAAAACTGCAAGACCCATTCTATCTTGATTTTCTGGAGTAAACAAATCATTTTCCGACAATCCTGCATTTTTCATTGCAGATGGGAATGTAATTGGAATAATTTGATACCGTCCCGCTGCATATATTCCATAATTACTAACTTGTGGATTTTTTTTATTCATCAAATATGATTGTCTTTGCATAATTTCACCAAGAGTCATTGATGTTAACTCTTTTCCAATTTTAGTTTTTGAATTTAATGTAGATCCGACAATACGATTATTGGGACCAACAGTCCCTTGATTCATTGCATTATAACTACCACCACTTTCTGGTCCAGAAATAATATCCAATGCTTGTTTATGAATACCAGTTACTCTACTTGAAGTTCCTCTTGATTGAGGAACCTCAGGAAACATAATATCGGGTCTATCCTCACCAAGATCTGGTGCTTGTTCTCCAGTATCAATTGATTCTGTAAGAGGTGTTGTAAAAAGTTTAAATGTATCAGTAATACTAGTACCAAGATCTTTAACTGAATTATTCAATTCTTCAAATGATTTTGCAACACTACCTTCACTAAATTCATTAAAATCAAGTGATAAAATTGAATATAATGAATTTTGTAAAACTCCTCCCATAGAATTAAATACATTAAGAGTTCCATTGACCATATTTGACATAGAATTGCCAAACTTATAAATTCTTGAAATGAACTCTTTACCCATAAAGATCCATGTGGGTAAATTTTCCACTATCCACCCAGCAGTAATAAATCCCAAAAATCCTAATAATCTGCTGAGAGGATCTTTTTCACTTCTCGATATAAATGAAGATGCTCTAACTGGACTTGTTGATACTCTATATGACTCAAGTTCATCTTCCTTTTCTTGTCTTCTTGATGCTTCTTCTCTTCTTGACTGGATAATTGATGTTTTCTCAAATAAATTTCTTTTAATTTGTGTATTATTTGAAATAATTTTTGAAATATTTGATACCGACTCATTTGCAACAGAAAGACTTTTCTTTGTTGATGACAAAGAATTGGATATATTATTTAAATTAATATTGGATTGCCTAAATGAGTCCGATGTAATTGCCATGTTATGTTACAATATTATAGTTTATTTGAGAATATAACACATAAAAATTATTAGGATTTGCAGAATTTATCAGAGGAACATCGGTTAATGGTTCATTAGACAATGGAACTTCTTGTTGCTGCTGCATTTGATTACTTGAAGTTTTAATCATTGTCAATGATGGTTTTGCTTCTGGTAACTCACCCACTCTTGTAGGTTCCATTACTGGTGCCGAAACTTGTGCGGAAGATATAGTTGCAGATTGTTGAGTAGAACCAACTTCTTTTGTTTCTGAGATTGGAGATACATTTGCACTAGGTGCTTTTAATTTCATTTCATTCCAATCATACCCTTTAGATTTTGCCCATTCAATAGCCATTTGCTGTTGTTCTGGGGTTAATTTTTCCCATTCACTTTCAATTCTACCTCTGGCAAAAGGATTATTGCGATATTGCCATGCCATTTGGAATTTACTTACCATATCAGAACTTGGTTCTGCTTTTGTAGTAACTGGAGGTGGAGCAGATGGTACTGGTTCTCCCATCATGGGAGTTTTTGGTTCGGCAATAACTGGTGGTGGAGTTGAAGGTTCTTTTGTTGATACTGGTTTTGTTGTTGGAACAGGTGTAGAACTTGTAGTTGTTTTATTTGAATCTTTTTTAAATACCTTTGCTATTTCATCAACGATTTTATTTTGCATTGGATCATCAAAAATATTTTTTCCGAATGCCTCTGCAATTTCATCTGCAGTAAAAGCAACACCTGCAATTTTCCCAATAGCACCAATAGGGCCTGGCGCCTTTGCTGCTGTTGAAAGAATAACTAATGTAGTATCAATATACTCCTTATTAGCAAAATTCATCAATCCACTTAAAAAGGAAACAAATTTCCCCACCTTACCTAAAACACCCCCACCACTTCTTGGCGCTGGTGTCCTTGGTGTTTGAGGTTTACCTCTTCCAGGAAGTAAAGAAGCAGCAGCAACAAGTGGTTTTGCAATCAATAATCTTGTGAGTCCAGATGCAATAGATCCTATTGTAGATTTAATTAAACTGAATCCAGTTTTAATTGCAAAGAGTCCACCAATAATGAGTCCAACATTTTTTAAAATGTTTAATTTAATTTCATTAAATCTTTTAACATTATTTTCTTCAGAAGCAGTAATTGCATCAACAACTTGTTTGGTTAACCATCCTGTAAATAAAATTCCAAGTGCCTGTCCTATACTTCCAAAAACTTCTGTAACTTTAGGAGTAAGTTTTTCTACAGGAACAGAAAGTGCATTTTGTATTTTTTGTTCAATTGCACTTTCTTTTCCTATTCTAATCTGCCTTTCAGTAAGAATTCTTTCTCTTTCTTGATCTGCTCTAATTTTATTTTGTTCTTGTGCTCCATCTTGTTGAAGCAACAAAGCAATACTCGCTAAACCAGTACCTAATTTACCAATATCTGTTCTAAGTGATTGAATACCAGAATTAAATGTGGTAAATGCGGTTTGTTGAGTTTGTATTAATGATATAGTTTGCTTATCTTCTTCTTGTTTTTGTTTCCTAAAAGCGTCAAAGTTTATTGAAGATCTAATTAAACTATTTCTAACCGTTGAAGATAGGGGGGATCCCGTTTCCGGATCAACTCCAGATTTTCCAATTACTTCGGGATCTAATTCAGCCATTTGAATTGTTCTTTAGGTTTTCTTCTTCAATATACTGTTTTAGAAGAGCGATGTAAACTTCTCTTTCCCAAGGAATCATATTTTCTATTTCCGTCAATGAATATTTATGATGCTGAATGAGAGAAAAATTAGTTTTATAGTAAGACTCAAGATTTTCATGAGCCATCCCTAGGCGAAAAAACTAGTTAGTCCCTCCAATAAAACTTCACTTTCAACACCAGTATTTGGATTCTTAATCTTAATAGTATGAGAAAGTTTTGGCATTGTCTCAAAAAACTTTTCAATTTGTTTGAATTGATTTGAAGTTAGTTGATCTAAAAATTCAATCAATTCTTTTTTTGTACAATCTGTCGAAGACCATGACTCATCATCAGTATAAACTTGATCAATACAAGAAACAATCAAATCAAATGTTTCATTAACTCCTATGTTATAATCATTTGTAAAATTATTTTTAATAAATTCATTTAATGATGGATATTTCATTCTGAGAGTTAAATTTTCACTCAGTTTAATGTCTTTTGAATGTTTATCATTTATTGATATTTTAATATCATCTATATTAATACTTATAGGAACCTGCGTTTTACCATCATCTGGACAGGTAATTAGTACATCTACAGATTCTCCTACGGATTTTCCGCGTATATTTAAAAATAGATATTCAATATCAAAAGTTGCAAGTTGTTCTACTTTAATTCCTCTGGTCAAAATGCAATTGGATATTACATTTTTAATAGAATCTGTAATTTGCTTTGGATCTTCACTTTCCATTGCAATAATCATAATCTTTTCTTCTTTCACTAAAAAAGGTCTATATTTAATTTCTTTTTTAATTGAAGGAATTTCTAATCTATATTCTGGGGTTGGAATTGTTGGTAAAGGCATAAAAAAAAAAATAAAACACAATATACAATATAGGGTTATTTATTGTCTATTATTGTAAAGAGATTCATATAAAGATACATCAGAAGGAAATAATTCAACACCATTAGATGGAATAGATCCGGGAGATCTTGGAATTAATCTTTGTCTTGTTTGAGACTCTGTTACTGGTCTAGAGGGTTGTTGTATGTTTAATTCTTTATTATTATCTCTATCAATACTAATGTCATAACTTAATGATTTGCCAATAACATAACGATCAATCTTAAATGAAACACTCATCTGCATTACATTAGATTGTGCATACGAAACTGGTATTGATGCAATATTATAAGGATATAAACCAATAAATGTATATTGTATTTCTTTATTATAATCTCTATCAAATTTAATAATTGTAGTTTTATTAGACTTATAATATTCTGGATATTGCAATCGAATAAAATAAGAATCATCTATATTTTGTGGTATTGGAGGAAGAGAACTTTGAATTGGATTACTAGCACCACTGGCAATAAATTCCATCCAGTGCTCAATAAATTTTAGTGCATTATAATTTTTATCTACATAAAAATCAAGACTTATATCTTGATATCCTCTACGATTTGCAAATGTTTCGGTAATTCCTGTATAATTTCCAGGTACATCAAAAGTACCAATTTGTGTTGTGGGAAGTACTGCATTATTGCATAATAAACCTACATCTTCGGCAATAAATCTTGAACTAATACCTCTTCTAGACAAGTAAGAAGTTAATTCTCTAGGTAAACCACCAAATCTTACTTCATAGTGGGAAGTTTGTGCCAGATTAGTAAATAATGTTTTAATATCTGATATTTTTCTTGGTCTTACCACTTCTAAATACCTATTATGAGTTTTAGTCTATAAGTATTTAGATGTCGTATAAAGGTAAATATAAACTTAAAAATCCAGAAAAATATAAAGGTGATCCCACAAATGTAATTTATAGATCGTTGTGGGAAAGAAAATATATGGTTAAATGTGATACTAACGAAAATATTATTGAATGGTCAAGTGAAGAAATAGCATTACCATACAGATCACCAATAGACAATAAAGTTCATAGATATTTTCCAGATTTTTTTGTAAAAGAACGCATGTCTGATGGATCAATTAAAAAATATCTTGTAGAAATAAAACCAAAAAAACAAATAACTCCACCACCGACACCAAAAAGAAAAACAAAAGGTTACTTATATGAGATAATGGAATATGCAAAGAACCAAAGTAAATGGGAAGTTGCAAGAGAGTGGTGTGAAGATAGAGGTTATGAATTTAAAATACTCACCGAAGAAGATCTTAATATAAAAAGATGATTATCACTGGATACGAAAAACCAATTGATCAATTCTCAAAAAATGAATTGATAGAAATAGCTAAAAAATACTTGGTGTACTATCAGACTGCATCAGGTATTGGAAAAATGAGTGGGTATTCTAAACTCACAAAAGAGCAATTAATTAATATTATAAAAAATGATGAAGGATATAAGAAAGCAAACCCAAGAAATGCAAAAGAACCAAATAGAAGAAATCAACGATTAAATAGATTCAAAAATTTCAAAGAATCATTATTAGGAACAGAAAGTCCAGATGAACTTATGAATGAAATATTAAGATTATCCGAAAATACCGAAAGACCTTACATAGAATCTGGAAAATATTATACATTTATCTATTATGCAAAAACCCCAAGAATTTTGTACGACAGATATCCTCTAATACGAGGAGGTGTTCTTTTACCAAAAGGATTTAATGGCATTAATTTTCACTGGTTTAATCAGATCAGACAATATAATACTGAAGATGGAGATCGCCTCTTAAGTGGAATATATGAAATTAACGAATCCGAATTTGCAACACTAAGATCAATTCCATATAGAAAAATTATACAAAACTAAGAATAAATAATTACAAAAAAATAGATGGCCATATCTCCTAAAACAAGTATTCTTAGGTATCCAATTAAAAATATTCAATCTGGAGATGATTATTTTAAAATCCAGATTATTGAATATAAGGCACCTGGTCTTAGTTTAACGGGAGGATTTTCATTAAGAACATCTGAACAGGCATTAGAACAAAATAATACAAATCAAAAAGGAAGTATTAGTAATCCATACAGAACAATCATTCTACCAATGCCTGCAAATATTCAGGATGGTAATTCTGCTGATTGGGTTTCTGGAACAATGAATCCTGTACAATCAATGTTAACATCGGCAGGAAATAGTGCTGTTTTAAGTTCAAATATACTTGGTTCTTTAGGTAAATCACTTAGAACAGATATGGGTAAAATTGATGCTGCCGTAAGAACTGGAGAAGGACAACAAGGACTATCCGCTGGAGCAGCTGGGGCGGCGGCACAGGCAATATTAGGTCAAGGAGATATAAATCAAGTTATTTCAAGAGCGACTGGATCTGTGTTTAATCAAAATGTTGAACTTCTTTTTAATGGAGTCTCAATTCGTCCTGCTTTTAATTTTACATTTGACATGATACCAAGATCTCAAAAAGAGTCAATAAGAATTAAAGAAATTATTAGGGAATTGAAAGTTAATATGACACCAAAAAAAGGAAACACTAGTAGTTCTAGTGGTGGTCTTTTTATAAAATCTCCAAATATATTTAAGTTAGAATATATGAGTGGTGGAAGTCCTCATCCATTTTTACACAGATTTAAACCGTGTGCATTAACTCAGATGAGTGTTAATTATAATGGATCAAATCAGTATGCAACTTATTCGGATGCAACACCAGTGCATCTACAATTAACCTTACAATTCCAAGAACTAACACCAATTTATAGAGAAGATTATGAAGATAATTTAGGAAACTTTAAACTTCCAGGAACAGGTTACTAATGACTTACTTCAGAGAACTACCAAATTTAGAATATCAATCATTTTTATCAGATAGGAAATCTTCTGATCAATATCTACTAGTTAAAAATATTTTTCGTAGAGTTAAAATTCGTGATGATTTATATAATGTTTTTACAATTTTTAACAAATATCAAATTCCAGATGGTTCAAGACCAGATCTTGTTGCAGAAGAAATTTATGGTAGTGCTCAATATGATTGGGTTGTATTAGTTTCTGCAGGTATTACCAGAGTTAGAGATGAATGGCCGTTATCGGATAAACAAGTTTATGATTATTCTGAAGAAGTATATGGCAATAATTTAAATTCAATTCATCACTACGAAACGAAAGAAGTCAGAGATTCTCGTGGTCGTTTAATTTTACCTGCCGGTAAGATAGTAGATTCTGACTTTAAAGTATCATATCTAGATAATGGAAAAACTTATACTAATGAATCAATTATAGATATTGATGTTGTAAACATTTCAAATCCTGTAGTTGGTATAAGCAATTATCAATATGAAGTTCGTAAAAATGATAAAAAAAGATCAATTTATGTTCTAAAACCTGTTTACCTACAGCAGGTTATATTGGATACAAGAAGAGCCATGTCTTATGGAAGATCATCAAGTTATGTCGATGATCAAACCATTAGAACAGAAAATATTAGAGCACTAGGTCCACAATAAATTCAAACTTTTATCAAAAATCATTACATATCGGTGCTTGCGGGAGCGTTCTCTCCATTCTCCCTCAGCACCTTTTACTTTGCCACGGGAGTGCTTGGTGCCGTCTGCATAATAGAAATCTTTTTTTGCATCTGTAAGACCACAGTACTTAAAGTTACAAGCCCGATAAATTGTACCACCATGAAAATCACTATCAGCATAGGAAATGATTGCCTTGACTTCAGTATCTTTTCGCAGTTGTCTAATCGTTTTTGAAACGAACCAAGAAGTGATATTATACTCGCTCTGTTGAGTTTGTGGATGAATACAGAGTCTTGAAAGTTCAAAGAGTCCTTGTTGTTCATTTCGTTCAAGTCCAAATGCTCCTTTTGCTATCTCTGGAACAGGCAGTCCAGTAAAGATACAGACTCCTTTCAATCCACCAATATTTAGTGGTGAGAACTCATTTCTTTGAAACAATCCGTAATTATACCACGATTTGAAAGTTTTGGAGATATCTTTCAGATAATGATACTCAAGTAAAAGTTCTTCTGCCTGCTTCTTAGAAATCTTATCGATATAGAAATCAGACTTCATAAAAAAAAGGGGAGTCCCTTGAACTCCCCTCATTCTACCATAGGATTACTCTTCTGCCAAGCGGGCGAAGTATGAGAGGGCATCGTCGTCATCATCCTCCACGGGGGCAGGAACGGAACGAGTCGGTTTCAGATTGCTCAGTTCGCTACGGAGACCATCATCAAGATCCTTTACAGGACCACGATAATCTTCCTCATCTTCAACTTCTTCATCAATACGATTTGAAGTCTTGGCACCAAGAACAGAATCAAGACGCTTCTTCAGTTCATCATAAGTCTTAAATTGATCAGAAGCAATAAATTCTGCAAGAGAATACTGCTTCTTCCAGATTGCCTCAAGAGCATCATCATCATCAAGAAGAGCACCAGCAGAGGAAAATTCGCTGGAATCATAATTACGATAACCAGCAACATTCTTTGCCTTCAATTTAAAGTTGGCACCTTGCCAGAAGTCAAAAGGATCAATTGCCTGCTCATCTTCAAATTCTGGTTGCATAGCTTCCATAATTTTATCAAAGATTTTTTTACCGTACTTGAAGAGAAATACCTTACCTTCATTTTCAGGATTTGCAGGATCTTTCACAACATAAATGTTGGAAATATAGGATAGTTTGCGTTTTTGTTTGCGAGCAACTTCTTTACCAGCATCAGTTCCATTATTCCACAGACCAGAATTGTGCTCGCATACTGGACACTTTTGATTGATAGAGGTGAGGCAGTTGTCAATCAACCAACCACCAGGACCTTGGAAAGCATGAGAATAAACTTTCACAAACGGAAGGTCTTCACCTTCGGGTGCGGGTAGGAAACGAATGACGGCATACCCGTTGCCGCTTTTATCTACATCTAGTTTCCAGATACGGTCATCAGCAGAACCGCTGGAAGTATTCATTTTTTCGACTTCTTTCACCAGTTTTTCGGTGAGAGAACCAAGTTTAGATTGTTTTTTAAGATTTGCAAAAGACATTTTAGATTCGTTGGATAAATTGGATTCGTCGGATGACTTGGATATTCTAGCAGAGATTGACCTATTGGTCAACAAACTGCTTTAAGGATTCGATGGTTTTGTCCATACTGCTAAACAAAATATTCATATCAGTTTCTGGAGAAAATCCCATCAGAGCAACTGATCTACGAAGATTCTCCTTCATTTCAACTGCTTGTGGATCATCGGAAAGAGACAATCTCGTATACATTATGCGCTGTTTTTCAAGAAGTTCCTGTAGTTTTTCAATATGTTCCAATTTTGTTTCGCGGTCCATCATACCAAAAGTAAGAATACTTCCGTATATCTCCTCTTGCAATTTATTAATTTCTTTCAGTTCTTCTTGAATAATATCAGAATCAAAAAAGTTACTCATCTATGATTTCCCTTAAAATCTTTTTGTATTGGAACATATTGATATTTATGAATGGATCATACTTTTTGATCTTTAAACTTACAATTTCCCATACAGGATCCAGAAGTTTCTTATCAAAATCTTTTGAAAATTGGAATATTTTGTCGTAAATTACGAAGGTTTCGATAAACAATCTCCCGCTTAGAAATCTTTTGAGAATCGGTGGATGTCCCTTGGAGCAATTGAAGGCATCGTTCAATTTTGTTTCCAAGAACAATTCTGTTGATTGTTCCTTGAACAAGTAACTCAAACTCTGCTGTCTTCGCATCCACTCTGCGTATGTTCTTTCTCCAGAATTGATAATTTCTCCAATCCATAAGTTTTGTGGGTTGTCGGTTGATACAAAATTTGCTAACAAAAAATCTATAATTTCCTTATCGGAATATTTTCTAGATGTTTTTTCAAACCAATACTTATCCTTTCTCTTATTAAATGAGGTAACTGTTGCCCTTGATTTACCCCCATACTTAAAAAAGTCATATTTACGATTCGTAAAATGACTTTTCATCGAAAGATAAGTTTGATATGTCTCAAAAGGACTCATAACGGAAGGCGAGCACGGGAAGTTTTTTTCATAAAGTTGAGACGAG